TCCATGATTGCATGAAATAATAAAGCACGCCCAGTAATACATGTAACGCCAAAGACAATACAGTCTTCGACTTCTCCATGATGTTTTTTAAGGTCATATAAATACTCTCTCCTGATCTGTGCATATTCCACAGGTATGTTTCCATTTAAGTAAGCCATAATTTATCCTCATTTAATTGTACCCCAATTGGGTCCAGATTCAACATCAACTTTATTTTTAACTTTAAGTGATATTGCGTTCTCCATTATATTTTTTATCTTGATCCGTGTTTCGTGGTCCTTGATTGATACACAAAGTTCATCGTGTATCTGTATGTGAGGCACTATACCTTTTTCATACAACAAGACCATTGCTTTTTTTGTCATATCTGCAGCGGACCCTTGCACTAATCTATTCAAAGCTTTGTAAGTAAAAGCAGGGGTAAAGTATTCTGTGAACCAGAACTGTCTTTCTTTTTCTGTAAACTTTTCAATTTTTTTTTCAGATTTAGCGTTAAATAATAATTTAAATTTTTCCCAAGCATCTTTTTTTGATAGTAATTTAGGAGAAACATACTCCCCTTCGTATTTAATTGTACCATCTTTTTGTTTTACTTCTTTAGCTTTAGGATCCCATTCTTCAAACTTACGAAGTTTATTATTCCATCTTTTATTAATACTTTCGTACTTATCAAATCTGCAAAACCTATCCTCAAGAGTAAAGATTAACTTGGTATCCGTAGCAAACCACATTAAACCGTCTGATAATTTCTTAACAAAAGGTACTTTTCTATGATATGTATCAAATAATTGCTTGGCCTGGTCCTTATCTAAGTTTAATTCAGCCTGTAATTTACCTTTACCCATTCCATAGAATAGACCTAAATTAATTGTTTTAGCTTGTTTTCTAGATATTTTTGCCATATTAGCCACTATTTGATGAAAGTCTGCCTCATCATTGTCAAATTCTTTTTGTAATTTCTTACCCTCTTCAGATATGCCTACATCTTTAAATTTTTTCTTACCAGTTTTTTCATCAATATAAGGCTCTAAATGCCTCAATATCTTCTTTATTGCATAATGCACTACAATCCTTGGCTCTTGCTGAGAATAGTCAAAACTGGCCCATGTATGGCCGTCCTCGGGTATAAAAAACTCCCTCATCTTCTTTCCTATAAAACCTTTAGATGGAATTTGTTGTAGATTAGGATTGCTCATTGAAAACCTGCCAGTAACAGTTCCTCCACCATCACCTCTGATTTGGTTTATATCAGCGTGTATTCTGCCTTTATAAACATAACCTTTTAATCCTTCTACAAAAGTATTCAAAGCTTTATCATACTCTCTTGCCTTAGCTACATATCTTAAAAATTTATTCTTGTGTGTTTTTAAATAATCTTTTGGAAGTTTAGGCATTCCAGATTTAGGAGTCTTTTCATAATCATCTATCTTTTGATTTTCTAAAAGAGTTTTTAAAGAAGAGGCTGCCCATATTTGCACATCAACTTTTGTTTTCTTCTTAATGTATTTAATTATTTTATCTCTACATCTTTCTAGTCTTTTACCAAACAGCTCTAATTTTGGGACATCTATCTTAACTCCTTTAAATTTCATTTCAACCAAACAAGGAAACAATCTTGTTTCTAATTCAAATATATTTCTACAAGTATACTCTTTTTTATTTTCAGGTTTTATGTACAATACTTCGTCTAATTTTTTATCAAAAAGATTCCACAGTTTTAAAGTTAGATTAACGTCTTGTTTAGCATATTCTTTTACAACAGAAGCAGGTAGTTTGTGCATGTTAGACATCGGATCTTTTTGTGTGCCTCCAGACCATTCAAAAGTTTTTTCCTGTAAATCATATTTATATTTACTATCTTCAAGATAATCTTTTGATATTGCATCCAATGAATATTTAAATCTATTTTCATCGATAACAGATGCAGCTACCATAGTATCTACAATACGTCCTTTAAGTTTTTTTCCTGTAACTGACTGTAACCAACACACATCATACATTGCGTTATGAAATACTTTTGTAATTTTATCATTCTGTAAAAGCTTTTCATTCATCTCATCCCAAAATTGTTTTTTCTCCTCGTCAGATTTTTTGTCATCAGAATGATCTATTGAAAAATAAACTAAATCTTTACCTGTTGCTACAGCAACTCCTGTTATAAAACCGTCGTTTCTTATAGCACCTAAGCCTTTTGTTCTTAAATTTGGATCGTAAGTCTCTATATCAATTGCTACGGTGTGTACATCTTTTAAGTCTAAATCTCTTGGTGTGTTACACATTGTAATCCCTCTCTAATATCATTTCTAAATAATGTATTGCTTTCTTAATGTCCTCTTCCTTCCCTTTGAACGAGTGCCTGCATATATACTTTATAGCGTTACCCTCTGCAAAAAGCAATTTGTTTTCATTTATAAACTCTGCAGGTTGAATCTTCATAGACCGATAATGTTTTCCGCCAACCTGTTTATCTAGTGACTCGTAACCTATTCCTTTAAATATACTTTTATCTGTCATATGCCTCCTTATAGTTCTAAAATTTCCCTTCTATTATTTTGTATTCCTGCCAAAGAATAAGGACCCGAAGACCCTATCGTCCAACAATCTGTTCTACCTCTGCTGTAAGCAACGTAGGCTAATCTTACTGGTTCAAAATTACGAGGTTCTGGTCTCCAAACTGATAAATCTACAATTATATTATCAAATGTTAATCCTTTTACTTTATGTATTGTGTCGTGTTTAACTCTAGGTTTACTTTCTGTATCCATACCATTTTGTAAAACTTTGTTAATGTAAGGTATTTTTGAAATCAACGCTTCATTTTTAGATAATTGTTCATGAGTTAAAACTTGAGAAAATTTTTCAAATTGCTTTACTTCAGGTTTTAAGTATCCTGCATCTATAAGTTCTTGTATGTTATAATCTTTGTCAATTAACGGTTTTAATTTGTCAACAGCTCCAAAGCCATTAACTTTTATTTTAGAACCAGTTAGTCTCCAATATTCTCTTAATTGTTTTTTTGAAATTGTATCATTTAAAAAAGATTTCCAATTTTTAAAACAACTAAAATGTTCTCTAGATACATGAGCATTACCCGATACTGTTTTATAATCTATTCCATTGTTTTGAAGAAAAGCATTTATAGATTTATGAGTGGGGTTACCTCTGTATGTAAATAAAAATGTTTCATTTGTATTTAAAATTTTGTTAATTAAAACATCTTTTGATTTACAACTTTGATCTAATGCAGGTATGTAATAAGATGTTCCAACAGTTTTAGTTGGAGTCCATATTCTTTGTGCATAATCTCCATATTTTTTCCACACAGGTCTAATAATATTTTTACATATTTTGTTAATAGTTTGACCACATCTTAAACCTTCTTTAAGTTCATTAGACTTTGCCTTCTCTGTATTGGCTAACTGATAAAAATATTCGGGATCTGATCCTGCATATTCATGAATAGTTTGGTCTGCATCACCTATGAAAATAAACTCTTTTGCTTTTGTAGCAGCTTTTTGTAAAGCAGCTATTTGAGGTTTGCTACAGTCTTGTGCTTCATCTACTATTAATACATCTATATCTGTAGGTATTTCAGCCTTAAATCTAAAGTTATCTATCATGTCTACAAAAGATACTCTTCTATGCTCTGAGTTTTCTCTATACTTATCGTATTCTTTTTTTAATTCTAACAACCCTCCAGGTCCTTGAAGACGGTAGCCTTCATAGCGAGACCTCTCACAAAGAGCCCAATACTTTTCAAGTTCTGCATTAGATTTTAAATCGTAACCCTTACCGTGTGCGTGAGAAATAAACTCATAAAGAGGATGTTTTTCCCATGGAATATTTTTTTTTATAATATTCATCGCTAAATTTTCTTTACAAAATTTTATATGATCTTCTTTTTCATATTTTTTTATACTTAAATACTCTCCCTTAAAATAAGAATGAATAGTACAAATTTGATCTTGTAAATTCGTGTCCGGTATGTTCTCTAATTCTGGTAATTTGTTTACAGCTTTTACAATTTCATCAGCAGCCGTATTTGTATGAGATAAAATAACAATTCTATCCCAAGGATATTTTTTTAAAAACTCTGTATATTTATCTTTTAACCATATATGAGTTTTACCTGTACCTGGAGGACCTGGAATAAAATCTGGAATTTTTAAACTATTCATCTGCTTCTCCTGAACTATCTCCTATAAATACAGATTCACCTTCCCATATTAACTTATTAGTTTCTACTCTTTCTCCACTTATCACCCAAGCTACACAAGATTTATTTTTGTATTTACCTCTGTCTCTTTTACCTTTCAAAATAGTTTGAACCTTTTGAACAAGATCAGGTCTTTTTAAATTAATTCTATTCTTCATTAACTCTTGTTCAAAGTTATTTAAATCAAACTCTATTGTAGATTTTTCTGCATTATAATAAGGCAGTTTATGAATGGCCAACTGTTCTTTGTCTTCATAAATACCTTTCGTGTCTAAGTAATTCATAAAAAACATTTTAAACTGCGATTCTTCTTCTGCTTCTTTTACATAATCTTTTGACTTCTCCCTGCTGTAGAATTTAGCCATCATTATTTCTTCAAATTCTTTTGGTGTCATTCTAGGAATCCATACCTTTGCTTGACTCATAGCAATGTCACAAAATAATTTTAGATTCATAAGTGATTCACCATCAATCCAAATCTTTTTTTTAACTGTTTCTAATCCAGGAGTGTCAACACTTTTTTGTGGTACATTTAAATGTACGTAGTATCTATTTGCTCCATACTCCTCAATTTTTTCAATAGTATCTTTTGATACTTGTAAAGATATGTCCTTAAATATACCTATCCAATTAAACAAACCTTGAATGCTTTTGTGACTATAACCTGTAATCTCATGAATTTTGTTAATCCCAAATTTTTTATTTGTGTTTCTACTTGAACTTCCCTTTTTTAATCTTTGTACTAACCCATCATCATCTGCATGTTCCGCGATCCTAGATACAAAATTATTTATTTCTTCGTCTGTCCAATCTGTATGCTTGACTAAAATACCTGCAATTGCTGTGCAGTATTCATCTCTAGCACCTGTGCTAGGATATATTATTGTAAGTGCTGCAGATAAGGCAACCTTACCTACATCTATTAATAAATTTCCTTGATACTCTCTTATCTCTTCATATTTTTCCCATCTTACATTTGTCTTTGATTTACTATGTAAAGAACCTGGAACTATAGTGTATCTTTTTTTCTCTGTTCTTAACTCACATATCATTGAACCATGTGGAAAATCTTTAAAGTCTTTTTCAAATTCATCTGGTAATTTAAATTGTTTGAATGCAATTTGATTTCTATTTGTCCAAAGATAATGACTTGTTGGATTTCCTTCTCTTCCAAAAACTGCACCGCAATCTTTAACATAATAATTAAGAAATCGTTTTACAAATTCATTATCTATGTCTAGATCAACATCGTTATCAAGTCTTAATGCTATCTCTGCTTTTTCGTGATCTCTTTTCCATATATCTTTCTCTATTTTAAAATCTGGGTCAGTGTATTTTTTGACCTTTGGTGTGCCTTTAAGACAGGGTATAATAACCCTTCCTAAATCTAACCAATCTATATAATCTATAGGCTCTTTATTCATTTATATATTAAGTTTTGAGTGGGCGTCTCCACTCTCGCTTAAACGCCCAACCCTGCAGGATGTTATAAACTAAATTCTTTTTGAACTGTTTTAGTTTCAGGTTTAGCTTCTACCTCACCTTTACCAACACTGATTGCAAAATTTTTAGCCATGTCATACATGTCTTTGCTTGCAACTGGTCCTACCTTTGACACATCCCAACCAAACCATGTTCCTTTGTCGTTAGACATTTGAACAGTGGATAAGTTATAAATATGGCTATAAGTAGGCGGTGTGAATAAACCATTCTTACCTGACATTTTAATACCCATCATCATTGAGTTCCATTTTCTACTAACTTTTAATTGAGTAGATTTCATAGAAATCAAAGCTGTCTCTGGGTTTTCACCCTCAATCAATACAAAATGATTAGCGGTATTTTCAAGATAGTTACCATTTGATAATCTATCTTTATAGTCTTTACCTCTAGTCGTTTGACTTATGATATCACTATCTGCGTCGTGAATCGCAACAGGTGCACCTGTGCTTGTGCCTCTGTCTTGCCACTCTACGTATTGTCTTTTGTAATGACAAGGTATTACACTAACCTTATCATACAATTGATTTGTAACAGTGTTTATTATTTTGCCAGGTTCTGCGCCCTCGACATACTTACCATCTCTTTTGTTTACCTCTGGAGATAGTTGGCCCAAAATTTTTAAGAAAGGCAACGCAAGATCTTCTTGCGATATATTTTGAGCGCCTTGTGCTGCATCAGCTTCCATATCAAATGTCGCTAATGCTCCTTCTTTTTTTGTTGCTACTTGGTTCATGTTACTTGTTCCTTTTTATTGTTGTCTTATTCTCCGAGAATACC